CATGAGGTCTGTTTGATGCCCTATCAATTCTCGTGCTTCCTGCCTGCGGACCCGAATTTCAAGGCGCTGAAATTGATTGCCGGGGACTGGGATACCAAAATCACCAGGTCAAAGGCTCTGTCGGAATGCTACTCGATAGCCAAGGGGCTCCTGGACGGCACGATCCCCAGGACGCCCATTATTGCCGAGAAAAACTGTTGCCAATACAAGACCAAAGTGGCCAAAGCAGCATGGGCCGACAAGATGGAGCGTGTCGCCGTTATCGGCCACCACGAATTTTATGTATGACCGTCGCAATAGGATTTCCGCAGCTTGAAGTGATTCCCGGAACATGCCTGAAAAGACTGACGGCGGATTTCCGGGCATATTCGGATACCATCCAACATTGGGTATTGATTCCAGCCGGGTTCATTTACGACGAGGAATCGACGCCCTGGAAGGGCGACAATCCCCTTGGGGGCCTGATCCATGATTATCTGTGCAGATATGACTCTATACCTATCGTAACGCAGTGGCAGGCGGGCAGGGTGTACCTAGAGTTTATGGCCTATGAAGACAGCCTCAATCAAAGAAGGTGGTATAAACGTTGCTGGGATTGCTCATGGCGGCAAATTAAGGCCGGCTTTGTGGGCATCACGCCGCTACCGAGATTCTTTCACCAATTGAGTATATCTGCTACCGTCGATGAAATGTGGTAGGCTCCTCCTCCTCCCTCAATTTCTGCTCAAACCGCTCTATTTCGCGGTTGGCCTGATATAGCCTTGACCTCCTACAATGCGGGCAGCTTCCATGATTCCGGCATCGCGAGTCAAAACGCTTGGCTTTATTTATTCGGCGGCGCTTCATATTCCCATCCTCAGCAAAAAACGCAATGGACAAAATGCCAGCAAAAACACACTGCGTATATTAATTGTTATCTGCACAAGAACGAACCGCCCCGGCCAGTCAGACAATACGGAATCCAACCATGCCGAAAAAACATCGTCCTCACCTCGACAATCTTGTGGATACCAGTGCTCACCGCCTCTCCTTTTGGCATAGCGTTGTATGCCCTTCCGATTCCGCGCACTCTCGCCAGTACGAAATAACACCAGAACTTGATTTCCTGCATGGCTCTACCTCCCATCGCTCATCATGCCGCGTCCCGCACAATCCACATTCCCACAGCTCAAAATATTCTCTGCCAAGCATCGTTTTCATGGATCACCAAAATCAGCTAACAATGCAAATGCACCCGATCGCTGCGCTCCGGCTGATTTTTTCGTTATTTTAAAAATAAACCACCACGACGATTCCACCGCATCACCAGATCGTCCAGGTGTACGAAACACCATGTATAATGATGCAGTTCACGCTTGCGCACATCGGGAGGCAACCAAATAATGCACTCAGGATTAGAACAACCCACGGCGTATCTTGTCTTGTCGCATTTGCGCTCTATTAGGCGCGGATCAGAACCGCAAAATGGACATGGTTTTAAAGTCACATATCCTCCTTTCCGACTGGCTATAAAAAAATAACCAGTCAATAAACCTGATCGCCGCAAGCGGCTCCAGGTTATTTTTTCGTTATGGCATTAAATATCCCACGGGCGCTTGGGATTTTTCTCAATATATTTTACTGAAAGGCCATCGTCCGTCGCAAATAATTGAACGTCATAATTAAGTTGCTCAGCGGCGGCAACCCGCTCATACAGGTCTTTTAGTGGCCATGATTCTGTAAGTTTATTTTTTGGGTAAACCCACATTGTTGTTTTTTTTCTGTACTCAACCTTGTTTGCAAACTCTTTAAATCGCGCCATCAATCTCTGGTAAGGGTTTATAGGTTTTTCTTTCACTTGGCATCCTTTCGTATTTAATAGAAGCGCCATAACAAAGTCGCTCAACGCGGACTCGCTACGCTCGCCGGTTAGCTTTGCGTTATCTGTTAATATACTCAATCCGTACCGTCTTTTGAATTTCCCGGCACACCCGGATCATTAACTGACCGTTTGGAGCACTCGCATTAAATACTTTTGTTTCGTCTTTCGTTTCATATCCGTATTCAGGGGCAAATTTTTCGTATAATTCATGAAATAGTACTGCTAATTTTATAGCATTCATTGTAAACCTCAAAAAAATCAGATAACCTCTCATTAGAGCGGATCGCTCCGCTCCCGCTCAATTTTTTGTTAGCACACGCTTACCGGCAAATAAGTGCCGGACGTGCCCACTCCCTCGAAAATCTCATCCAATCTAAATTACGATTCCCGGAATCATCCCGCCACAGCATAGCCATCGGGACAAAACCGGCTTCCATCGTCTCTTTCAATCGTTGTGTTGCATCTGCAAACGTGTCTCCCTTAAACCCAATCAAAACGTAACACCTGAGCGCGTGGCTGGCCGTTGTGAATCCTGCTTCCAGCATCATCTTTCCGGCTTCTCTTAACGCTTCCAAATCATCCGGTGTATCGTATGCAAAGAACACCTGCTTCGCTTTTATCCTCTTCAGTTCGGAGGCGATCCACGGCTTTAACCTTGCCGCTTCAAGACCGCCCGTAAATTGCTTCGGTTCTTTCTGTCGTGAAAGCATTTTAAAAACTTTTTTAATATGTTCATCGGAGCAAGCCAGCAGGTTATCATCAAGCACGTTCCATCCGTCCGTAATCGGCAGTTCTCTTATAGTTCCTTCTCTTTTCCACACAGAGCAAAACCAGCAGCGGTTTGGGCATCCTCTTGAGGTAATCACATACCCGCGCTTAACGTACATCCCAGGAACAAACCCACCGCTTTTCTCTCCGGTCGCTGGTCCTCCAATCTTAACCGGCGCAACGTGCGCCCATTGCTTCGCCAGTCTTTCGGCCACCGGAAGATCATACGTCCACGTTACAGATATATGCACTTCGTCCGCTTCATCGAAAAATCCCGGTGTCCTGCCAACAATAGCAAGATCGTCGTCAGGGGTTGCATTTGTTCTTCGTGGGAATACTCTTATTATCTTCATATTTTATAAAAAAGTGCTAACAAATCGCTAGAGCCGACAAGCGGCTCAGCTCTGCGTTGGGCGTATGACATCACCAGTTTAAGTCAGCAAAAACTTTCGCAACATCACCCGCTGTCGGTGTTTTACCGTCTGCATACAACTGATTGTATTTCGTCCTAAGTTTATTACGCTCATCCAATGCAGATTCCATCGCGCATTGCTGGAGAGCCTGGAGCAAACTACGGCTGTTAGGTAAACCAACTTTTGCCATTAGTTCTTTGTATCGTTCGTCGTTCATCTTCTTTCTCCTTCGGTTACGGAACGCCCAACAAAGTCGCTCAAGCCGATCGCTGCGCTCCGGCTGAGCTTGGCGTTATCTAGTTAATCGCACCTTAAAAAAATAATGCCCACCCTTTGTTGATTTGACCCAATAAAATCCCCAAAAAATAATGTTCTTCTTCAGTGCCTCAATCAGTGATTCATTCCCAGACCAGCCAGCCGTTGACATTCGTATTTTTAAGACACGCTTGCCTTTGACCTCAAAATATCCGTTATCGGCATACTGCCATCGTTCACGGACATATTCGATAAGCTGGGGAATGCTTTTTTGCATAAAGTCCCACTTTTCAATCTTTTCCAATTCTCGTTTTGTCGGGTATCCGTTTTTCATTATGTCCTCAATAAATCAGATAACCAATCCATCCACGGGATCGCCTACGGCTCCCCGTGATGTCGCCGTTATTTTACATATCGAAAATGGTCTTTGCGCAAACATGGAGCATGGCCGCAAATGCAACTCGTGACTCTTTTTCTTTTAATAGCGCTGCACAAACTAATACATCACCTATGGCGCTTCTCACTGCCTCACGGTCGTGGAGCACTACATCGCCGTATAATTGACCAGCTATTTTCCCGAACTCTTCCGACACTTTCGGGAAGTTCTTTGCTGTCATGTTTCACCTTTCCTTGACTATTATAAAAATAACCAGTCAATAAACCTGATCGCCGCAAATGGCTCCAGGTTATTTTTTCGTTATCTTTCTATTAACTGACCATTCTCAAGACGATAGTAATAGAATAATATTTCTTCAAATCGTCTCGCTAAACTATCTGCCAACTCAAGGGCATCCTTTTCATTTCTTTTTTCGTCGTCGTTAAGATCATTGTGTTGATCTTTCCCGTATGGGCCGTCCCAATGCCTTAATGCCTGTTGCAATACATTCATTTCTTGTTTTGTAAACATTAAGATAACCCCTCATTAGAGCGGATCGCTCCGCTCCCGGTGAGCTTTTCGTTATAAAGTAAAAATCACTCAAACATTACGCTTTGATCCGGTGCATCTTTTATTTTGTCCTCTTCCATCCACCAACTAAACATCGAGTCACCGTCAACCCATCTTAGTTTTGCATTTCTTCCACGGCCACCGTATTCAGGGCCAAGGGCCGCAAGATTAGCTGCTGCTGCTGCTGCAAAAGCCGTGCGATATTTCTTCTCAAACTTGGGCCAGCGTGAAAATTCTTTTTTTCTTCCATCGGTTCCCGCCATCGGGCAACCTATGCAACCAAGCCG